ATCACGCAGCTCGGACGCGGTCATGATCCAGGGCACGGACCGGCTAAAGCCGATAGTGGCAGGCACGGAAAGCTGGGTATAGTCGCCGAAGTTGGCAGACTGATCGGTTCCGGCGACGCTCTGGGCGATGTAAGGCTGGGGACGCCAGATGATGTTGTTCGTCCGCTCCATGGCGGTCTGGTCGGTGTTGTAGGTCGCCACGTGCCGAGACAGCACGAGGCTATCCTGGAAACCTTCCACGATCTGGTCAAATGCGACCTTTTCCTCTTTTGAGAATTCGTTAGCCATTAGTTGCTCCTGTTATTTGGTTGCTTTGGATCGCATGCTGAGCTTGTAGGCGACGATCTTGGAACGGTCACCCGTCCGGTCTGCCTCGGCTTCCAGCTTTGCGAGATGGGAATCGACGGTCCCAGATACGCGGCCCGTTCCATTGAGGGTGCGTTCAGGGGGTGGGAGTGCGGTTTTCTTGGTGACTTTCAACTGGGCCTCCATCTTGGCGACTGCGAATGAGAACTTCACGGGATCTTTGATCGATGCGAGTTCATGGGCCTGCTTAGGGTTCTTCCCGAGCGCATAGACCACCAAGGCCGGGTTATCCGCTCCCTGGATCACGATGCCCTGTTGTGTAGGGTTGAACAGTTCCATTGCCTCGGCTTCGGCTTCCTCAAAGTCACTGAGCTTGAGTTCTTCCTTGGCCTTCCCGTAGCTCTCCAGCTTGGCCTGCCATTCAGCATTAGCGGCTTCCTCGGCTTGCTTCGCCTTCGCTTCCTGCTCATCGGCTGCACGTTTGCGCTCAAACCATGCGGTAAGCTCGCTCTCGTATTTGTCGGAGTCATAGTCGCAATCTTCCAGGGTAGGCTTCTTGCCCATGGCCGCAGGTTTGGGCTCCGCAGTCAGGGTTTCGAGCTTCTTCCGGGTTTCGGCTAGCTCCTTCGTGGTTTCACGATGCTTTCGGCGCAGTTCTCGAACCCACTCAGGGGCTCGTGCCTCTTCCTCTTGCTGAGGTTCAGTAGGCTCACCGATTGAGACGATAACCTCTTCCACCTGTTCTTCACCGGCTCCGCTTTCGGGTTCTGTCTCGGCTGCGGCCACGGTTTCAGGGTCTAAGGCTTGCACCTCTTCTTCTGTTGTGTTCATTGTTCTATCCCTTCACTCTCTGGAGAGGTGGGAGCGGCCTCCAGGTTCCCGCTTAGTGCCTCATCCAAGTCCTTTGCCATGGTGAGTGCATGCTGTTGTTCTTTGATATCCATTCCAGCCAAGGTTTCAGCAGTCTTGGCTTGTGTCTCTTGGGCCTTTGCCACAGCGGCGAGGGCATCAGCCTTAGCCTTGATGGCCTTGGCGCTCTCGTTCTCAGCCGCTGCCTTGAGGTATGTGGCGTTGGGATCTTCTTCCTGGGCCTGCATCGTCGCTGCCAGTTCCTCGGCATCCTCTTTCGTGGGCTTCAGTGCGCCCATCTTCACGAGCCGCTTACGGAAGAACTCCCGAACCTCGGAGACGCCTTCCCCTTCCATGTTCATCATCGCCATGGACTGAAGAACCTGCTGTGTCTCGGGATCGGTAGCCATACCCATCATGGATGTCAGGCTCCGCACGGTGGCTTCGCGCCTGGACACAGACGAAGGCCCAACCTCTACCGCGACATCAAGCGAGGCGCGGGAGATATCATTCTCGTTCCGAACTTCGCCCGTCTCTTCGTCAAGGATGGGGTGCAGCATCTCCACGCTGCCAACCTCTCCTTGAGGTCCAAGCGTCTTCATGCTCCGGTCATCATCGCCGGGGTAAAGGTCCATCGCCTGGGATAGCCAGATCTCAGCGGATCGCTTCACAGCCTTCGCCATGTTGCTCATGTAGATATAGGTCTGCATGTCCAGGCGGGTCTGGATCAACTCCACGGCCTTGCCGGAGATGTTAGATACCATCTTGTCGGCTTGCTGGGAACTGCCCAGGATGTCTGCCATGTCCTGCTCTGTTAGCTGGAGTAGCGCGGCCATCGCCTGGGGGATCTCGGGCGACTTGGTGTAGGAAAGCGGAGGGGAAGGTAAAGAGTTCCCATTGCTATCCGTGATCGAGTTCACCAGCAGGTATGGGAAGTTCTTAATGTTGTCATCCTGCCACATAATTTGGTGTCCAGCCATTTGCTCAGCCACGAATATGGGCTTGGACACGCTAGACAAGGCGCTGATCTCTGCCAGCTTTGAAAGCTGCATATTCTTCAGACGCTGGGCATCTTTTGCTAGGCGAACATGGCCCATGCACCTCTCGATACCATCCACGAACCACCGCTTACCGAAGAACGGCACGATGGGTATGCACTTCCCGGCGATATATCCACAATCCTCAAGGATCTTGGAGCCCGACATTATGTGTTTGTGGACCCGCTTTACCTTGATCTTCCGGCGCTTGACCTCAGTGGCTCCAGTTGCCGTGAGTTTGTCCAGCAGTTCGCCCTCATCATCCTCAAGCTCATCCAGGGTGTAGACTTCCTCGTCCCCGGTGATCGTCTTGAACGTGACAAGAGTCTCCTTCTTATCCTCCACCCGGTAATATTCGGCAACAAATACCACATCAGGCGTGGACCAATCGAAGATGCCGGAGTAGATGTCTTTGGGCCAGGATGCGGGGTCATCGCCCCATTCCTCGATATACGATGGAACGGTCTGGGATGTCAGGACGAAGCAATGCTTGGCGTCCGACTTGTCTTGCCGCTTTGAGTTCAGATCGAAGAACACGCAAGAGTCAGCATCATAGATCGGCTCGAACCGGATGCGCTGCCGCTCGTTCTCGGGATCTTCATCATCCTCATACTCAGCCCGGACACGCCATGCACCAAAGCCGCCGCCCACACCTTCCTCAAAGGCATTGTCAAACGCTTCCTCGGCACAACTATCCTGTTCATCGGCCCGGTAGAGCCCATCGCAAACGTCTGCCAGTTTGTCATTCTTGGACCCGTCTTTGCTGACGAAATCAACAGAGATTCGATTATTTCGATACTCATTGAAAATGCGGATCACAGACAGGTGGATCTTGTTCACCTCAAACTTGGGCTTGTTCTCGAACTGCTCACCCAGCGGGCCTTCCCACTGCGCACCCGCGATGGAGTAGAATCGCCGATCCTCAAGGCATTGCAGCCGCTCATCGCGCACCGCATCCTGAATGGCGTCGAATTGGGCAATCGCTTCCTGGTGTATCTTGGCGAGTCGCTGCTCTTTTGACACTCCAGCCATTTTTGCCCCCTTGTCATTATATTACTTCTTCCAACAGTTTGCAATAGGTAGCGGCATAAAGTTCCCAGGTGCAGGTTTCTGGGTCGCTCGCCTGGTTCCCTCACATGCGTAGCGCACTGCATCAATTACATGGTTCTTCTTGTCTTTCAGGATCGGGAGAACCTTATCCGTAGCTGGATCAACCAGATAGCTGTAGTGGGTAAATTCGTCAGCAGTATGGATGCACCTGGGATGTATGATGATGTCGTAAGACTTGAGCCACTCAACTCCCTCTTCTACCGATCCAGCCCCCTTGAGCGCAGGCATGATCTTAGGGAATCCATGCTTCCTCATGTGGCTGATAGTCTCTGGCCTTGATCCATCAGCTACCAGGGGCCACTTCTCGGACTCTGGCACGGTGAAGAACAGATCCGGCGTGTCCATGATCTCGCACCCAACCCGGTATGCCTCGTAATCAATGAACAGTTTCCGCCCGATGATATGGCAGCGAACCAATACGGTAGGGTCAACCGCAAATCCCCAGTCAGCCCCCAGCCGATGGACCGCGTCAGGCGGGGCCTCGAATTCTTCAATGGTCCAGTTGTGGAATACGCGGCTCTCGCTCCGGTTGAGGTATTTCCCAAGCCAGACATGGGCATACTTGTCCGGGTCGCGCCTCTTGTCGTATTCCATCTCTTGCCGCAGGACATCCGGGAACCATGGATTATCGTTGTAGTTCACATTCAGCACCACCGCACCAGGTGGTGGGGTTGGTCCCCTAAGCAGCGCATCAACCGGATCGGTTGGGCTATCGGGGTTCCAGCTAAACCAAAGCTCGGACCCATCCATGCGGATTGTAGGTCTGAGAAGGTCGAGGGATCTTTGGCTAAGGCTCTGAGCTTCTTCGACCCATGCCCTCTTGTAGCCTTCCAGCGACTTGATAGAATCAGCGGTGTGATTCTGCATACCCTGGAATATGATTCTACCGTCTCCTCCCCTGCTTTTAATCACCGATTCCTGGACTTCAAAGTATGCTCCAGCATTCATCTGCTGAATTTTCAACTCTAAAAGCCGCTTAACCGACTGATTCAGAGATTTCTGGGTTTCTCGGACGCAGACGCTTGACTCGTTCGGGTTGATAATGTGCGATTCTAGCATCATCTCCGCGAACGTGTGAGACTTTGCCGAACCACGGCCACCCCATAGGCCCTTATATCGTGCAGGCTCCAGCAGTGGAAGCGCCCATTCAGGGGTTTCGATGCGGAGAACCCTACTTCCTGTCGCCACGAATCACGACTCTTTCAATACGTCCAAAAATCGGGCTACCGTCCGGGTTCTGGAGTGTGTTCTCCACTTTCTCCACGTAGAGCCCGCTCACTTTACCCCGGTTAGTCTCCGCTGAGATGGCCGCAGACAATTGGCCCGCATCCTTGGCCATCTCTCGCAGTTCCCGCAGCTCTCGGAGGTGTTCTTCAAGGGTTATGCCGGTTGTTTGGCGAAGATCAGCGCGTAAATTCTTCAACCTTTCCTGAACCCTATCGCTAGCCTTGAGTGTGCTTGCCTTAGCCGCTACCGTTTCAATGCCCCACTTGCGGGAGTTTGGGAACGCTTCCCGGTATGATTCAGAGCCATTCCCGGTCTTAATGAGCGCGATGCAGAACTGTTCCTCTGGACCACTAAGGCCAGTCACAGGATCAACGGCTCTACCTCGCGCCATGGTGTTTATCTCCTAGCAGATCTCGTGTCCGGGAGGGTAGACTTCCTTGGATGGCACCTTTGGACCAACAGGAGGAGGTGGTGGAGGAGGCTGGGGTGGAGTCGATTCGATGGACTGAGTATCTTCTTCAGGTTCAAACATGTCACTTCTCCTTCAATAGTTTCGCTTCGATGACATTCACGCGGTTGTCGATGTTTTCAACCTTGTTCTCCAGCACCGCAGTAGCAGTTTGACCGCTGTAGACTGCAACACGCATTTCACGGAACTCCCACGCGGCCCATGCTGCAAGAGCGGCCAGGGTTGACTTGCCTACGATGTTCCATGTCAGGTTGAGGTTATCCTGTGATCTAGGCGTCATCGTGCCCTCCCATACACGTAGCCACCGCCTAGGCCAATGGCAAGTCCCTGGATTCTGCCCCGCCATAGGGCATTCTTGGTTAAGCTCTTTTGCGCCTCAAGGGCGATCCTCAACCCAGCCGCTTCCCTTGCTCCAGCTTCCGAGCTGGCCTTCCATGCGTCCCGCGAAATGGTCAAGTCCAGCTTGTCAGCCTCTAGGGTGAATATGTATTTCTCACTGGCCTGCTTCCCAACCTCATAAGCGTCGATCAATTGTCTTTGGCGCTCCACCACTGGACTAAGATCGGGAGTTCCGGGTCCGATAGGCACAACGGGAGGCAGATCCTTGATTCGCTGGATCTCTGCGTTAGCTCGGGCAAGGGCTCTTTTGTCTGCCAAGGTTGCAGCGGATTTAGCCGCAATCTCTTGGTCCTTTGCCTCGGCCTGCGCCTTAAAAGCATCACGCTCCCCCTTGGCTACATTTGCGGCATTTTCTGCCTGGGTTGCCTTGACCTGGTTCCGCTTGGTTCCATACCAGTATCCCACCCCAATGGATGCACCGATGACTAGCAGGACAGCCACAACGGAGGCCAGGATGGGCCTTGATTGCCGGAACCCTAGGATATCATCCACGGTCAAAGCGGGCCTCCAGTTCCTTGAAAGCCTTCTCTAGACGATCCATGGCCTCAGCAATGACGATCTGGGCAGCCTCTACCCTTGCCATCCGCTCTTCAGTGGTGGGTTCAGCCATTGCCGCCCCTGATCTTGTCGCCAGCGCCCATAGATCCCGATTCCGACACGGCCCCATTGATGCTGGCAGGTGAGGCCGCATCCCCGACTTTCTTACCCCCGACATATCCCGTGGTCACCGCGCCAAGGAATAACGCAAGGGCAACATTCCATTCAGACTTGATTGGAACCCATAGGCCGATGGTTAGCCAGATACTCGCCACTCCGATCCCGTATAGGTAGGCCAGCTTCTTGGTCTGGGGTCCACCCCGGTTCAGTAGCCCACGGAACAGGCCAATAGGGATACTCGTATGGCCGCTCGTCGTAGGGGTCTGCCCAGGGGTCATACATCCAGTCACCGCAGCCCCCGCATCACGAGCTTATGCCAAGGGAATCCGGGGTGTAGGTCTGACTTGTCCCGGCGCAATACCGCGTGAGTGGTGATCCCCGAATCGTTGATCGCGTTGGGATCATATGAGGTTGGGTCGATTGAACACACCGGAACGATGCCGAACTTATCACATAGTGAAACGGCTAATTCAATGGCCCATTCCACCTGTGCTTCTGTGTATTCTGCAAAATACCTATAGCCCCGCCAAAATGATCCGTGATCATATACTGGACCAACATAGTGCGTTTGTGGACTGATTTTTCCGAACTTATAAAGCCGCCCATCATGCTCGGTTAGGCCACCCTCAGAGGCTAACTCGATCCCGATGGATTCCTTCTCCAGCATCTTGTCACCCAGCCCGATATGGTATGCCCACATTTCAGCCGGGAACGTCTGGTAAATGGTTCCATCCCGCTCAATAACGAATGCCGTAGCCACTCGCCTCGGGTCATCAGCCCAGAACCTCATGGACGATTCAGCGGAAGCCCCCACCGTGTGATGCAACACGATGAGACGCTTCTCCCCTACCTCTTGGAAATACTCTCCGCTCGGCAAGGGGTGCTGGATGATGTTCACAAGGAGTTGTCCTTTACGCGGGGGGCCGTGATATGGGAAACCCATAGCCTATGGTTGACGGCTGACCCCCCGCACTGCAAGTTTAACCCATCGCAAAGATTTATCAAGGGGTCTATTCTTCCACCCGCTTGTATTGCTTCACGCGAAATGGCCTTCCAGGGAAAACACCCTTCAGGTAGTCTCGCTGTTCCCGAGCATCAATGAGCCTTGAGTATGAGTGTCCGATCCGATACCATCGCCAATCATCACCATACTGTGTCTCAGCAAACCAAACACTCTGGTCCATCGTTCCTTCTGTCCCATTATAGGGCATTTTGTGCAGCATTTCAAGGTTGAGTGTTGTCAATGAAGGTGATCCCAAGCTCGGAAGCTGCCCAGCATTCAACCTTTTGGACGTATTCGGCGAACTCGGACGTTGACAGTTCCGTGGTGCTAAGGGCCATCAAGCCGCCTCCAGGCATGTCAGCGCACCCGATGAACTTCCGCTTGG